CTATTTTAAATAATCTTTCTCAGAAATAGTTTTCAGACGCTCTTTGTAATTGACAAAGGTTGAAAACTTAAAACGTTTAGGGTCTGTTAGTTTGTGAATATCCTTATCCGATACAGCTTTATTAAAATCAACAATAACTTTAATAAGTTTATTGATAATCATTTTATCGTTATCCATCAACTTATAGTAGTCTGTCACCTCTCGCAATCGAAAGTTAGTATTCAAAAGATATTTCTTATCTTCCAAAATAAGAGATTTCCCTAAATCCAATCCTTCGACATACCCTACCCTGTTTGACGGGCGCAATTTATACTTTAACTGATACCTTTTTGGCATATAACTACGCAGGGGAATAAGGAAAGTCAATTCTTGGATTTGCACCAAAACAATCGCAAAACCACGACCTTTATTCAAGATTTTCTTACATTGAAAATCATAATCCATAGCTTGGATAATATCAAAATCTTTACACATTTGTAAATCAATTTGACCAAGTTTCAATCTCTTACTCTTCATCTACACCTACCACAAAAAAATCCTACCAACGGGATATTGGCAGGACGCATTTCCAATGGGATACTTCTGTTAACGAGCGCGTCCCTCCGCCCCCTCATTGCCACAAGGCATGGGTTTAACGACAAGCGATGTCGGAACATAGAAAGGAGGTGTTTAAACCGTTTCTGTTCACAATTATTATTCCACACATCCCTATATTTTGTCAAGAAAAATCTTCGCAAACAAAAAAGCCCCCAGCAAACGCTGGGGTGAAAATACTATTTAAACGTACCGTAAGGCACGACATTGCGTCGATTTGACTCCTCGCCTGCTGCTACATAGCGACGTACACCGCTACGGCTAACATACGATACCCAAATGTATCCATCGGCAATATAGACCGAATCATAATTAAACTGCTCGCCATAGGTATATGTTGCAACAACCTTCCCGTCTAGACCAGGCTTGTCTCGGACATTGAGCAGAGATACTTTAACGGTCATTGTCCCTTGCTCGTCTTTGACCTTACCGAGATTGCCACTGCTTGCCTGTGTTGCCACTGCAGCAGAGTCGCTGTAAGGCGGATAAAACCAGCCAACAAGATTGCTGATTTGCTGACTAGAATACTGAGCAGGACCACCGACAGACAGATTACCAACTAGGTTCTGCTCAATAGTTTGGACAGTATTGCCATTAACTCCGATAATCAGACCAGTATGCCCATAGTTGATACCGTCACCTGCCCAGTAATTCTTGACAAAGATAGCCCCTGGACGTGGACGTTCTGAAGTAGGCATATAATGCACCTCAAAGCCGTGTTGCTTGGCTGACTTTATCAAATCAATGGCATTGCCCCACAAAGGCTTGCCGAAGAATTTTCCGCAAATCCAGTTAGGTAGGTCTACACACTGCTTACCGTACCAACCATCATAGTCAACACCTTGTCCACGGTTGGCTAGGTCTTTGGCAAAATTAACTACTTCATTTACTGTTGTCATTTTCTTCTCCCTTCCAACTATCATTCATCTGTTTTACAGCTGATTCAATAAAGGTTTCCAACTGTGTTTCGGTCATGTAAATGTTGTATTTGGCAAGCTGGCTATTTATACGACGCTTAGCCATGTCTAACTTATCGACGTGCTTATCTTGGTCTAATTTGGTAATCTGCTCAACGGCATTAACCGCATTGCGCGCCAAAATCTCTGTGATTTCAATGGCTCGTTTACCGCCTTTGGCAATCAGATACTTCTTGACTTCATGGACAATCATACCAGCAACGATAGCTAAGATACCTGTAGCAGACCCAATAATAATTTCTGTAAGTTGATTCATATCAATTCTCCTTCTTCAATGGCAACTCACAATATATGCCATACATAGTTTCAATTTCGCCATTGCCGCCTAAAATCTTATACGATTCAAACAACTTGGCGATTTCCCGACGTTCTTCAAGAGTTGTCCATCCTCGCTCGATGGCAGCGTCCAAATCGCGATAGAGGACATAACGACGACTACTACGGCTACTCGTTTTGAGATTTTTGACATCATGCTTAATCGCTTCACCAGTCGACTTGTTGTCATCTGCAACCTTTTGCAAAGTCGTTAGACGAGCATTGATAGCCGTTAGTTCGTTCTTATTGTTCGCTCCAATCTTTGCGATGGCAACCCCGCCAATCGCCGTCACTAATGTTCCAGCGAAAGGTGTTGCTGCATGCAAAATTTGGATAAAAAGATTTGGTTCTTCGACCATAGGCTACTTACCATCTTTCAATTCAGACAGCTCAAGCAATTTACGTACACGTTCACGGTACTTTTTAGGCACTTGCTCAAGTGTGATCCAACCTTCTTCGACCTGCATAAAATATAAATTAACCATCATTGCGATTCCTCCTCTAATTTTGTTCTTGATTTTCGATAATAGTTTCATGGTCTGCGACCTCTTCTGTTTCTTCATCGTCTAAGACGATTCCGCGCTCTTCTAACAACTCGACAAACTGAGTAAATGACAAAGACATTGTCTTAGCGATTTCACGATTCTTTTCAGTTTCCTTTCGGACTTCTAAAATAGCTTTGTTAAAGAACTCAAATTTCTCATCTTCTGCTCTGTTCGGGAAATTTTCTTGATACATTTTCTCCATAGCCATATCGAATAGCTCGCTATCTGTCAAATTGATAGCTTCTTTATCAAAGGCATAGGGAATAGTTGCTCCCTCTTCGTTCCCTACAACTACAATAGTACGATGTGGAGAAGACCCAAGCCACTCCGTACTCTTGGTTAAAAATTTGAACTTCATGGTATTTCCTTTCTAAATCATAATAGTTAACTGACCTCTATACACAATTCCATTACCAGTGGCCAGTACATTAAACGCTCCTGTGCCTTGGTTGATTTGGACATGGCTGTTATCAGAACCACTAATAGTCCACTTAGCGATTACTAACATATAGGACTGTGGCGCAACCCAAATATCACTTGGGATGCTCCCTATGTTCATTGTTGATCCGTTACCTGTGAAATCGTACTTAATTGTTAGTACATCCCCAACACGCTTGTAATAAGTACCTGGATACCCTGCTGACTGCCAACCAGTGTTGATGAGGTTGGGGTGGTCATCCTTGGCATATTCAACCCACGGTGTCCAAGTCGTATTATTTTTTACTCGTAAATAGGTCTTATTTTTGTTATAAGGAGTGTAAGTTTGCTTGACATATCTAGTATCATAGCTCTCTACAAGTAAATACCCCCCAACTGGATCCGGTAAGGTTGGGCTATCCACATAGTAAAAACCTGACTGCACATACTCTTCTATTTTGCTGTATAGATTTATATGAGCTCTACCGTCATTTCTCGTCAACTGATACTGTTGAATCGACTTACCGTTCAAGTAATATCCACCAGTTGACTCTACAGACCCTCCCGGAAGGTTCGTATCTACGATTTTACCGACCGCAAAGCGGTTGCCCTTCTCGTAGCTGAATACTACCGCTTCGGTCGAAACTTTGATTTTAAACTCCGAACGAGTGAACTTGTCTTCAAGTATTCCTATGACATCCCACGACTTATCAGAAGAATAAGTACCTGATAGATTGGCCAGTGAATTTGTCAGGCTCGCCAAGGTCGTAAAAGTACCAGATGCCGGACCATTGTCTGGCGTGTAATTATTGCTATCAGCTGTAGCTACACGAAAAGTTAAAGTCATTATATTTCGCTGGCTACCACCTACCGTCAGCGGAGCTATACGAGCGTTTCTGAGAATAGAGAATGTACTCGATGTCGCTCCTGAACGTTCCACGCTAAAGTTGAAAGCTGGTGCAAAATATTCCAACACTGTCACAGTTCGCTCTATCATGTTACTCGTTCGACCACGGCTGTCTGTCACCCATGCTCGTATAGTAACCTGACCATGGTAGTTCATGATCCCTAAGCTACCACCATTTTGACTGGTAGATTGGTTCCTGTCGACAATTTCTGCGTAGTAACCACTGATAATTGATCCGTATGCCCCTGTTGCTTGTCCGAAATGTACAGCGATATTCGAAACAATCTGCACAAACTGTTGTTCTCCTGGAATCAGCGTCCTAGCTGCAGTATTTCCGTCTACCAGTGTGAAACCAGTCAAACTGGGCTTGATACTATCTGGAACGCTTGCTGTGAAGGTAGTTGACTGCGTACCTGTTTTTGTTGAACCTGAGTAGGTATCAACGTAGATTGTACCAGTCCCACTTGTTGAGTTCGGAATATCATTTGCGAAATCAAGTGGGATAGTCCAAGTTGTAGATGTGTCTACATTGGTTGCGATTTTCCCTGATTTGTTTCCCCAGGCATACCGGACAACGTGCTTAAAACTAGAGCTTTGACGGTGGATGTTGATAGTAAGTGCACTACCAATAACCCCAGAGCTAACACTTACAGAACTGGAACGTGGGATTGTGGTTAGTCCATGAACCCAGTTCCCCGAAGCATTACCAAAGTTCAAAGTTCCATAGCTGATATTGCTCATATTAGAACTCAAGCCAATTCCTGCTGATTTTGTTCCGTCAGCATTGTGCCCCACTCTAAACTGTACTGAGCCTAAATGCTTTTTGGAGCCATTGAGGTATAGAGGACCTACGGCAATAGTTTGAGATTGACCATCACAAGTGACGGTGACGGTATTGCCGTAAGTATTACCAAACTTAATGTTCCACCCTGTGTCCATTCCTATCCAAACATCAATCTTGATTACTGAGCTGTTTCCGCTTATATCTTGACTGACGGTGGATGATGTGCCTTCTAGGAAACCTCTCCAGTTCCCTGAATATCTAAATACTGCCATACTTTCAAGCTATCCCTTTCTAATAAACATACCGTTTAACATTGATGTCTGGATTGTTATGGTACTGTTCTTCTCTAAAACGTCCGATTTGAACCGTCTTTGAAAAAATACCGTTGTCAATGTGGATAACCCCTTTATCCACATACATGACTGGAGTACCACTCGAAAACATCGTGATACGTCCATCTGGGCTAAACAACATGCTGGAGCTACCGTCTGCCTTACCTAGTGACAAACCATCGTTTGAGACCTGCATAAAGGTATCTACCGCATTCCAGCGCTGTGCTTGGTCTCCTAGGTTTGTCTCAATTTTTATGACACGCTGTAAGTGAGTTATCAGGTCCTTTTCAACTTTGGCCCATGTAGCTTCGTCGGCTGCTTTCATATCTTTGATTTGTTTCAAGATGTTGTTTACAGTATCCAGACTCGCTTTGGCTTCCAGCTCCGCTTGCATGATACCTGCCCGCTCGTTTAGGGCGTTGAGCTGCTCTTGGGTAAATGCTTGGCCCGCTTTGGAGTTGAGTTGGTTGTGAATATCCTCTGGAGAAGCTTGCCAGCCTAAATCAATATCCCCACGTCTGAGCGACACTTTTTCAAATTCCACTTCCCCAGTGAAATCTCTTGCATAGACAAAAAAGTCAAGAGCACCTATCTGGCTTCGTGGCACATTTACCTTGAAAGTAGTGGTAAACTGTACAAATCCTTGATTATTGATTGTTTCCAAACGGTTGGTTGTCAGGTATGTTGCGCCAAACCATGTATTTGCACTATCATTTTTCCGTCCACTTACATAAAGAGTTAAAAACGGATTTCTAGAGCCAGCTACAAAGTTGGTAACTTTAACTGAAATGGACGCTATGTATACTTGATTAACATCATCATTAGCCGTCTGAGATTTTATACTTTGGTAAACAAGCTTAGTTTCATTAAACTCTCCTGTAATTCGTGCTTTACCATCGACTATAGTCACTCCGTTCCCTTGCCATTGGTCCAAGTTTGCATTAAATGAACTGTTAAGAAGAAGGTTGTCTTCTAATTTCAGTCTCGCCCATCTATCCGCCCAGCGATACTTTGTCTTATCCGTACTATCAGCCTGGGTATAGTCTGAATAGTGACCAATATACCGCTGACCATTATCCGATGTGGTCAAGCCTGTACCGTCCGCACTATCCGAGTAAGCCCAATGGATGTATGGAGTACGACCGTCTGCACCTTTTGGTCCAGGTATGCCCTGAGCACCGTCAGAGCCTTTCCACTTGCTCCAGCGATAGCTTGTTGGGTTGGTAGAGTTGATAGCAGTAAAATCTTGATACATGCCGATGTATGCTTTTGTCTGGTCTGTCTGACTAAAGCCACCACCAGTTGCATTATCTGCGTAAGCAATATGGGTATATTGAGTACGACCATCAGCACCTTTAGGGCCAGCTAGCCCCTGGTCTCCCTTAGGACCCTGAAGGCCTTGGATTCCCCGTGGACCTTGCGGACCTGCAGGCCCCTGTAGTCCTTGTGGACCTGTAGCCCCTCGGTCACCCTTTGCGCCTGTAGGACCTATTTCCCCCATCTTAGCCACTGAGTAACCAGTTTCTGAAGTATTATCCGTATATGCCCAAACGGTTTTTGTCCACAAAAATTGACCGTTGGGGACGCTTGGTACCTGAGATGTCCATGACGTTGGCTGAATTGTGCCAGATGTCGATTTTCCGTAAGTAATCGTCGTTGAACGAATACCTACTCCGTCCTTACCAGCGATACCATCACGGCCAGTGTTTCCGTCACGACCAATACGAGAGACAGTGTAGCCGGTCTCCGTGTTGCCGTCTGTATAAGTCCATACCGTCTTAGTCCAAAGATAATTGCCAGGGGAAACAGTCGGAACTACCGCAGTCCAACCAGTCGTCGGTGCCGTGGCACCATTGGTTGAACTAGCATAAGCGACGGTCGTCGAGCGAATACCCACTCCGTCACGACCTGGAAGTCCATCAGACCCTCTTTGTCCAGGGTCTCCTTTGGGCCCGACTCCACCATCTCGACCATCCAATACGTTTACAAACGTCAGCTCATCAACCGCTACCTCATCGTTACCTATGTATGCTGCCACCGTCAAAGTAGATGTATCTGTAACATCTGCACCACGGACGGTATAGGTCATCCCCGTTTTAACAGCGCCATCCAAAGACCAGCGCCAAGTCACAGTGGCAGTCAGAGGCTTACCACCCTTGTAAAGAGTAGGCGTTACAATGGATTGACCAGTTCCATTCTTGAAAATAACGCCATTATCAGTAGCCAGTTTGATAAGGTAGGGTTTAGAAGCTTCGAATAGTTCTTGCCAACGCTCCTGAATACCACTTGACAACTTGCTTTTAAGCGCTCTGACATTGTCAAATACAGTCTTATTCGTACTTGGCTTAGTGAAACTAATAGTTTGTTCTGAAACACGCACTTCCAGCAACAAAGCGGGATAGAAATCTCCGTCGTAGACCTTGGCGGTATCTCCTATCTCCAAATCAACATAACCATCAATTTCATAAGTCATCGACGGATAAGCTGAACGCATTAACTCTTTGTAAGCCTGTGTCCTAAGTGTTTCCTTGCTTTTAGTATCCACAGTAATGTCTTTGCGAGTATATTTATCACGATTGCCAGTAGAACCCGTCCATGTGGATGGGTATTTCTGCATAGAAATAGGAGCGTAGAGCATATCTCCTTGTTGGAAAAACTCCACCACTCCATTTTCATTTTTTACTTCCCAAGGTCCTAACCCTGCGATGGTTATTTCTTGACCGTTTTCGCCTTGTGCAGTCGGTCTAATGGCATTGACAATCAAATCCGTTTTATCAATCTTACGCTTAATAGAACGAATATTTTTGCCTTTTTTCAAAATAATGTCGGACCGAACTTTTCCAACACCTTGATGTTTATCATCGTGTTCTCGATAGACGTTCAATATAAAATCTTTGATAGTCCCGTTAGCGTTCAGTTTAACCTCAAAGTCGACCTCTGCATCAAACTTATTGGCCAGCGATAGAATACGGTTCAACTTGGTATCTTGACCTTCCCATCCAAGTGTGCGTTTTTGGTCTGAAATTTCGTTAACACCAATTCGTAAAGTCGCAAATTCCAACAAGCCCATAACATCGCAATATTCTTTGAATGTACGAGCTTTGTCAGATTTGAATGGATTGGTGTATTCGTTAGTCAATTCCAAGTTCAAATCTTTACAAGTACAGGTAATGGTATGTTCAGTCTCTTCAATAGTCATGACATTAAAGAGATATGTCCGTCCTTTGTACACAAACGAAACGAAAGATCGATCATTCAGTGCATTTGCGGTTTGATAAGGGGCAACATCCGTCTGGATGGTTTGTTTAAATACAGTAAATTCAAAAAGGCTACTTGCTTTACTCAGATAACGTGTCCACTTATCGTTGTAAAAATTCAAAGTCCCCTGTTTATTGTTATCAATAAAGGCAACTTTTTGTAAATTGTTATCATGAATCGTTAAAATCATCTATAAGTGCCTTTCTTCTATATTTACAGAGACGGTCGGAGTCTTTTGAATAAAGCTAGACAACAAAATTTCTAATTGAGATTTGCCCGGAGGAATAGTCAAATTCCAACCAGACCCATCTACAACCTGATGATTTGCGGGTAGTCCGTCAATTGTAACCAAGTCTTTTTCGACATCCAACACTACGGTAGAACCAATCTGAAAACGATTAGGAACATCTACAGTTCCCGTCACAAAGTCCTTGCGATAGACTATACTGTCTAAATACATGTGATGGATATGTGGGTGACTTCCCAAAGCGCCTAAAGCGACGTGAATCTTGGCAGATTTTCGACCTTTGATTTCCGGTACATAGAATTGAGGATACGAACCCCACCAATGAACTTGTAACATATCGTCACGTCTTAGAATATCCGCCCAACCTCTCTCTGCATTGAATGGATTGTCGCTATCTAAATGTGTGCATTTAAACGGCCAACTCCTCAAAATCTTGTATCCACTACGCCCATCTGAGACAAGCAGATTAAATTCCGAGTCTACACCGTTTCCACGTTTGAATGTTTCGACACCATACAAAAAACGGCCTTCTGTATCAGAGACCGTTAGTTTGATAAAGCCCTTTTGCATAGCGCTCCCTGCCCAGAAGATTTGCCTCCACCAAATATACTCGTTCAAAGCGCCTCTATCACTACTACTGTCCAGCGGAATTTCCCAAGTAATAGAACCTGCATGATGCGGGCCAGAACCTGCACCTCGACTCCCCATAGCTAAGTGCGGGCGACCAAACTCATTTTTTATATACAGTTGAGTGTCCAACGATTGCGATAAATCATTGAGAATAGCTGTATTTTTTTGACCCTGCGCAAAGCCTTTGACAATACCATTGTTAGAGACATAATCGAAAAGAATTTCCGAACGCTTGTACGTCTCCGTATCCGCTTCTTCTTTGTCTCCGATTTCTAGAGCGGTGTTTAGGTTTACGATGCCGATATAGCCGTTTTCGGAGTTGTGTTTTACCGTAATGACAGGAGGAGCGGGTACATTGCCGTTATTCACTAAATCAAAGACCAGTTTCCCATTCTCTTCTCTTGGATTGTCAAAACGTTTATAGGCACTCGAATGAGCGACACCGTCAGGGATTAGAAATTCTATTTCCCCCTTTTGATACCAACTACGAATATTGTCTGGTTCAATCTCACCAGTAACTAACGCCAGATAATATTTATCGGGTTCATCAGAAAAGGTTAAGCGCGCCACCTCGTCAGTTCGAAATACACCGGCTAATTCGTGCTTAACACTTTCTAAATTTATCCCTTTAAGAGTAAAACCGACTTTGATAGTTTTAGGACCTATTTTTATATCATGTACATTAACACCAATAGCTGGAGCGTCATTTGTTGAGACACTCCTACTATTGCCGATAGAACGTTTAATATCAGTAATGCGCATGACTTGCGATAAATCATAGCCATTAAAAACAACTGATAAATTTGTCATTAAATCCTCCTTAACATCATATCGATTTTATCTGCTGGACTCTGATAGTGAGAGAGTTTTTCTCCCAACCTGCCTACCAAAGTTCCATCCTCAAGCACCATGTAAACAGGTCTTTGCAAAGCTTCTTCTGCAATCTCCAATGCACGATTGACTTGTTCTTTAGATTTATCAAACACATGTTCGATTTTTTCGGTCACAGTATGCTTGCTACTACTTCTTACCGTCACTTGACTAGCCAAGCTCTTATCCAATCCTAGTGACACTTCTGGTGCAGTAATCGTAACTGACTGTTTCAGTTTAGCCATTGTACGTTCAAGGACATCTTTATCTGCTTCGATACCGACCGCGATACCTTGAGGAATAAATCGCCCGACTTCATCTCTCATGACACGAGACGGAGAGTGAATATCTAAAGCACGCTTAATCGTAGAAGTTACTCGACTTGCCACAGAATTAGCGGCAGCGATAGCAACTCCAGCATTAGCTTGGATACCGCCTGCCAAACCTTGCATCGCCATTGCTCCAATTTCCGAAAATCTACCGCTGATTCCTGAAAAAGGTTCTCTCAATTTAACTGCTAGATTCTTCACTTTGCCAACTGGAGAATTAGTGCCGTTAGTGATACCATTCGCAAGACCTTCCGTGATATGCCCACCAAACTCGGTAAACACTCTTGAAGGCGAGTGAATACCTAGATTTTCCTTGAACCCTTGTTGTATTTTTGTCCCCACAGACTTCGTGGCTTCTACAGCTTTAGCAGAGCCATTTTCTATTCCTACTGCCGCACCGTTAAGGACTTCTTCGCCTAACGAAGCAAAATTGGCATTTGCTAGTTCAGCTTGCAAGCCACTTGTTATATTGGTTACTAGACCTTTTACCTTATCTGGTATCTCTACACCGGCAGAGTCCATAACGCTTCCCATAGCGTTTTTAGCCGCTTCTGCGTTAGTTCTAAAATTCTCTTGCAAGACCGCCAACTCTTCATCGGTCGCATTAACAAAAACCTGAGTTTGCGCAGCGCCTTCTGGACCCATTTGACGCAACTGCTCTAAGACTCCCTGGTCAACACCACGTTCTGCCAAAATAGCAAGGTTAGAGGACCACTGTTCAATAGCGGCACGGTTCGTCTCTAAATTAGCATTGATTTGTTCAATCGATATAGCCGATTTTTGCTCGATTGCGTCAAACATACCTGTTGTTGTTTCAAGTAGCTCGCCATACTTAGAACGCATATTGTCAATAGCTGTTTTTTGTGCTTCTGACATATTCTCGTAAGCAATGACTTGTCGATTTGTACCATTTTCGGCTGCAGCAGCCATTGCTTCGGCTGCTGCTTGCTGGACTGCAGAAGTTTGCTCGTACTCAGTCTGTAAAGCAGCCTGAGTTGCTTGTAGTTCAAGTTCCTGTTCGTTCAGCTTTTTCAACTCTTCTCGTCGCTTAGCGTCTGAAACATCAGAAGCGTTGTTCCACTCCGTACGCAACTTGGCAATCTCAGCTAATTGCGCTCCAATATCAGCACGTTGTTGCTCAATATCCAGCAAGTTTTTTTGGCTAGCTTCCCATGTACTCTCAGCCTCCATTGCAGATATACGAGCGTTAATCTGTTCGGCATTGTGCGACAACGAATCCGTGTTTTTATCGTAGGCCAAGTTCAAACCTTCCACAGAGTCATTAAGTGTCTGAATCTTCTTCTGCAAATTCTTCTTATCGGCGGCAGACTTATTCTCTTTTTGTGAAAGAGCGACAATTTCCGCAGAAAGTTTTTTATACGATTCACGATTAGCTTCCACGTCTTGTAGGCTATCTTTTCGTGCTACTGCACTATCTTTAACAGATTTCTTTAGATTGTCTGTGCTTTCTGCCAACTCCTCTTGCGCTTTAGACAGACGCTTAGACTCTTCTGATTCCCTTGTCAGCCATTGCCATAACGCAACACCAGCACCGACTAACAATCCGATACCTGCGATTACCCAGCCTATAGGACCTGTTAAAGCAGTAAGAGCAGCATTAAACGCCGTTACAGCTGCGGTGCTTGCAATGGTTGCAAAAGTTTGAATACTAATAGCTCCCGTTAACAGACCATGAACTAGAACACCCGCTGACATAGCCTTATATTTCAACATTTCGGCTGTAGTGTTGGCATTAGTTGCAGCAGTAGATAGTACAGTGACAACTTGCTCCGCAGTCATCGCTTTTGTTTTCAAAGCATGGGCTAGAGCAGACATTTTCAACACGCCTAATTGTTGCATTCTAGCTACAGTTTCTGCCATTGTCTGTGTTTTGCTAACTGCTTGCACCGCAAGGAGAGATTTCATAGTTGTGGCTTGCATACCAGCGGCTGCGCTTGTTTGGATAAGCAGTACCCGCAACTTCTCGATACCGCTAATAACCGTATTAGCTGCCCTCATCGCCAAAATAGCTGAGCCTAAAGTTATCAATACGGGGGTCAAGGCTTGTGCTGTATCAATACCTTTATCCAAAACACCAAACAAAAAAATGAATACAGGAGTAGAAGACTTGATTGCACCGTTTACAACTTTGAAAGCAGCAGTAATCACCACCTTCATGCTATCGAAGTGTTCTGCGATAGTTTTGCCTGATACTTCTTTAGATAAATCATCTAAAGCTTTAATTGTCCCAGCTACACCACGGACAACTGCGTTTTTTAAGTTGTTAAACGATGTGGCAATCCCTTTACTGTTTTCTCGAGCTAACTCCGCAAAACCTCCTACACCCTTGTCTAATTCAACTAATCTGTTTGAAAATTGATCAAAGGTAATTTGTCCGCTCTTCAAAGCTGCATAAAAGTCACGTTGTGCGGATTTTCCTGCAAATCCAAAACTTTCAGCAGTCTTTTGTAGAGCATACGGCATTGTTTCTTGCAACGTCTTCCATGATTGCAAGTCCACTGTCCCCGCAGATAACATCTGGCTAAACTGGTCTAGACCACGACTTGCATCTGCACTTGAAGCGCCTGAGGCAAGGAATGCGTTATTCAAGGCTAGTGTAGTATCTGTAGATTTCCGAAGATTTCCCGTAATAGACGTCAATCGTTGAGCTGTACCCACAACCTCATCCAGAGTTGTAGGTAGCCCGTCAATGCCATTTGCGAGCTTGTCTGTTGAACTAGCAACATCTTCTGCACTATGGCCCATCGCTTTCATAACTCGAGGGAATTTTTCCAATGTATCAAATCGTTTAATAGCTCCATCAAGCGAGCTAACCAGTAAATCGACACCTTTTTTAGCTAAAGAGAAAACTGCTCCACCCAAAGCGAAGTTCTTGAGGGAAGTAGAGCCTTTTTTGCCTTTTTCCGCAACCTTATCCAGTTCATTATTTAAAACCTTGACTTGCTTACCATCAACATCAACTAGTATGGTTACCTTTCCATCAGCTGCCATCTTCTTCCTCCTCTCCGTCATCTAATCGATATTTAGCTTGTAGCTGTCTCATTTTCTGTCTATAGTCAGAACTTTCACCGCTACTTGGTTTCCATGCGCGAATTTGCACGATTTGTTGCATAACCGTATTATCTGGTAAGGAATTAAGTAGAGCTTTAAATTCTTGCCACGATAGTTGATTCTGAACTTTCAACAAATTAATTCCATAAGCTTGTAAAAAACTAGCATAGATGTATTCTGCGTCTTTCTCTAAATCTATTAGACGCGGACCTGTTTCCTCATTCTTGATTTGAGGCATCGGATTCCCTTGCCTGTCATACTGCACTTCGTCGTCTTCTTGACTATCAATAAAATGCTTACGAATGTGTAGCCACAAATCAATTGCAAGAGAAAACTCAACATCAAAATTACCTGTAATAATACCGACACAAGACTGGACTTTATCCAAGTCAGACAACAAATCATCTCGTAGACAATCAAATGTATCTAAGACTTTATTAAAAGATAGGTCTAACGGATAAACGACACCATCAAATTCGAAACTGTCATAAAGAGGGTCATTTAATCTCACCTGACCACCTACTTCTTAGCAGTTTTAGATTTTTTCTTATATTTGTTGATACGTTCTTTTACAACGTTTTCACGCTCAATTTTTAACTCAGACAATTTCGCTTCGATCAATGTAGCTACCTTTTCAAGCGTTAAATCTAATGCTTGATGGTCTGGAAATTCTGCATATAATTTCTTGAATGTCCCATCGCCAAAGAGTAGATCATACTGAATTTCAAGTAGTTTTTTCTCTAGGTCAATAGCTCCAAGCAAGGTGTCCTTAGTGATACCTTCTTCTAACTTCTTGTTCAAATTCGCTTCGACAATTGATTTTTCAAATTCTGCCAACCGTTTTTGGGCTTTCTGTTCCAAATCGAAAAAAGTCACTAAGAATTCATCGGAAGTATCAAACCAAAGCTCTACTGGACCAATACTGACTGGAAAACCGCTACGAACAACATCAACACTGATACCGTTTGCCATATCTTCTCCTTTTCAATAAACAAAAAGAGAGGTACAAGACCCCTCTAGCCGCCTACTGGCACAGACTCTTCCGGAATAGAGTTATGGGAAATCTTACATCCAAACTTCTCGTACTCAGAAGCTGCCCCAGAACCTGCAATAATTTCGGTTACAGTCGCAAGTCCGACCCACTCTTTCTTCTTATCAGCAGATACGACTTTGTGCCAGACAAGACGGTCGTTTCCTAATTTGAGTTTCAAATCAGCGATATGCTTCTGCGCCTTGTCTTCTGGGTCGTACAACCCTTCAAATGAATAGGCAACTTTTACACCAGTAACGACCGTTTCCTCTGTCCCATCACCGTCGTAATAGGCCTGTTCATCAACTTTTTCGTCTGTATCATCCGTTATATCAGAAATCCATCTAGCCAATTCAAGCCATGCGTCTGTGCTTGGTTTGGCGTCAATGGATGTAAACGGTGCAATAAAATGCCCACGCAGTGCGTTCTTATGCTTTACCATATGATTAATTCTCCTTTAATTGTGTTATATTTACTTTTGCGTTTAATAAAAAGACAAGCCACCCTTGCTCATGAACCTCATTCATAAACGGACGACTCGTCACCTCTATATCTTCTAATTCAAAGCTCTCGTTAGCGCTAGGCAGGTCTTCTAGAACCTCCAAAAGACTCGCTATCTGCCAAAGAGATTCCTCAGCTAATTGACCTTGTTTAGACTTAATTGCAATCTCGATATTAAGTGTTAATTCTCTCGTACCATCGTAGTATACCCTTTTCACCGAGCTACCTGGCAGAGTGTAGACAACCAAACTTTCTTGGTCATCTAAATACCCGATTTTCATTTGAAAGGGCAAATTCAGATTTTCGTTAATATGATTTTTAAGTTGATTAAGAAAGTCCATTAGAAACCTGCTCCTTTCACAAAACGCTGAACCCAATCCGTCATGTGGATTGCTTTAGCTTTTTCGTCCCAACGTTTGCCGGTTCCTGGTGTTGTATACTTCCTGAAAGTAACAATTCCATTTTTACCGTAGAACTGTGCTCTAGCATATACTGTGTTCCAGGACACCTCTTTCCCATCACGAGACATATGCCCAGAAGGTCGCAATTTTCCGTCTCGGTTAGGTACATATTGGTCACTATCTAGCAAAATTTGGCTAGACATCGCAATGCGTCCTCTACGAATATTGTGGTCGCTCAGTTTCTTTTTTGCCCCCTTCAAATCAACTTGAATCGAAATAGACACTACAGTACCTCCAATTCTACTGAATATAGCACATCTTTAAAAGGTTCCTTATTTGGAATCACATTGACGATAACATGGTCTATCCCATCAAAACGAAGTATTGACTGTTCTTTAAAAGTAGGTAACGGAGTAGTCAATCCTTGGTAACATAGCACAACTGCTTTATACTGGATTTCCTTGCTCTTTCCGTTCCAAGAATATTTCGATGAGCGGTCGATTCGCACATGGTGAATTGTCTGTTCATCACCATACTCTCGTTTGTTATAATCGCCTTCTCCGATATATTCCAAATAACCGACAGTTTCATTCAACATTTCTATAGGTGGCTTTGGCATTCTCATATCAAATCCCCCTATAAAGCAAGCCTGTCCCTGTTAAACAACCATAGACATCTTGCGCCACCAATGGTACTGTCCTAGAATTACCAGTTCCTGTCTTTCCGGATTTTGAAATAGAAGTACGGCCAATACTGATATGTTCCGGTTCACGGTTTAATCCTTCAAAGGTATCTGTTTCCATATCGGAAAAGTAAATCAGTTGCATACAGATGGCTTTTTTAAACTGCTTGGCTCTAAATTTTACAGGGTCATCTTCTAGTTTATGTTGTTGATAGTATCGATTTGTCAACTGATCAACAACTTCCTCAGCTTTAGAAATAAAGCGACTATAACTCTCGTAAGTGACTCTATCAGAGCCGAGAATTTCAACAACTTCTTCAAAGGTTAAGAAATTCATGTCCTTCACCCTTTCTAGCTATATCACTCAGAAACCGCTTCTGTTTTACCAACTTTGAGGGCATTGACAAGCTCTACCTCATTTCCGAAATAGAGCTTTCCTGCCTCGTTAATTTCATCGGCGCGCTTTTTTGTCAGTTCTACAACGTCTCCGATTTCACATAGAAGACATGTATCCTTATCTATATAAGCTTTCTTTACAGTGTATTTAGGCATCCGTCATCTCCTTTCTTACACAGAAGGAGCGAACGTGATTTTAACTGCCTTTTCAGCCTTATAAAGGTATACACCGTAATGTTTGTTCGCAATAATAGCGTTAATCAAGCGCTTCTTATCACGGTCAGTTTCCACCATGGTTTCACGTTTCAACATAATTTTCAGAGCGCCTTCACGGACCAAGAAACCTGTCCCTTTTGGACATTTACGAGAACGTACAATCTGCACCCCTAGAATTTCACCATACACCCCAGAAACGATACGACTTGCACCAAGTTCCGTTGCAGATAGCCATGTCTTGCCTGCATCAAGTCGTAATGCAGAAGCATCTGCAGGGTTCAAAACTAAAACGGTTGGTGTATCATCTTCGTCATTGAAAATATCAAGCGCTTTAGACAGACCATCGACCGTGATACTTGCCGTAACGGTCTGAGTAGATCCTTGAAGAGCTACCAAAACGTCCGCGTCTACTTTATGGTCAATAGCTTGAACGATTTGTTTAGCCGCTTGACCTACTGGGTCGCCATAGCCAGAGAGAATCGCTTCGTCTGTGATTTCTACAGATTTACCAATCTTCTTGATGGTCATTTTGGTTTTTGTAAAACCAAGTTGAGTAACTGGAATTGGTTCACCCTCGGCGACTTCTTCCGCATCGCCAATGTAGTCCCATTTTGGCACGGTCAAAGTTGTACCTGGTTGACCTTGTAAGGTTGTGTCTACTTCTGCAAGTGGTGCAAATCGGATAGCTTTCCCGATTTCTGCATCAATCATATCCGCTAGAACCTCAGGGTCTAGCATTTGTTCCATTTTTGTTAATCCTGTTGCCATATTAGTTTCCTTTCAGTTGTTCATATAATTTAGGGTTTGTTTGCTTGAGTTCAAGGCGCTCCATATATGTCATTTCCTTAAATTGGTCTTTTGACACATCTGTCTTTGCGCTTGCACTCGGGTTATCTACCACCGTAAAAGTAGGTTTCTTCTCGGTAGTATTTGGAGCAGTTGCAAATTGAGGATATTTACCGACAACTTGCTTAATTGCTTCATCGATCGTCGTATCTTCATTGACTAAACGTTCCGATAAAGCAATAACATCGTCAACAGAGTCAGCATTAACACCTTGAGTCAAAGCTGACAGTTTGGCTTCAAGTCGTTTATTCGCATCTAAAACTGATGCCAATTCCCTATCTTTTGAAGCAAGTAGTTCTGTCTGCTTATCTGCTTCAGTTTTTTGCGACTCTTGCCAATCTTCATAAGCTTTCAGAGCTTCTTTGGCGGATTCTACATCAGCAAAGCCTAGGTCTTTAATTGCTTTAGCATACCCACTTTTGTGCTCTTTTTTACCCACACGATTGACATCTTCTTGGCTGAAAGTCTTTTCAGCTACTTCTTCCACGTTTTCGGTAGCGTGGTCTACTGTTTGTTCTTCTGCCATTCGGCTATCCTCCAATATTCAGCGATTGGTCGCTTATATTTCCGTTCTTTAACGCCTGCGGATAAAGGCATAAAGAAAACCACATCGAATTCGACACGGTTTACGGTAATTTACAGTTGTTTATAGCAGTCTTTCCTGCTGTCAAGATGTGGGCACCTCCTTACCGTTTCCAAAACGGCTTCTTAGTATTACTATTGGCCACTTGCTTCTCGATTTTGTCAAATCTCGAATTCGTAGCCTGTGCATTGCGTTTAACGGTTGAACGTAGCTCAGAAATTTCATTTGCCTGTTTGGCGTTTTCATCAAGTAGACTTTTAATGATATTCAACGCAATATCAACAGCTTCTTTAGTTCCCTGAACTTGTTCAATCAGTTCACGTTTTTTCTTAATTCGCTTGTTCATGGCATCTCCTTTCCAGTTAAAATCTCAGCGTGACATCGATTTTTTTACAACTAAAACACCAGACCTTACCAAATAATTCGAGTTGTAACCAACTCTCAGCATAGTAGCGGTCGCCTTCTTTGTATTTAGTGATGTAGTGACGTAGCATTCACATCTCCTTTCTATTTTTTCTGCAACAAAAAAGCACCTGATTTCTCTAGGTGCTAGGATTTTACTAATTGTTTTGCTTTTTCGTAATACGGTTTAAGGAACTCTATAAAACCTTGAGTATCGTTTGTGTCGTGTTCTTCAAGGAACATGAAGAATTCATAATCACAAAATAAATCAAACATTTCAGGATTTTCTTTATCCCACCCCTCCGCGAACTCTTCATCTTCCCCCAGTAGGGCATTGAAATCAAATGAAAAGTCCCAAAAATCTTCAAGTTTACCACTAATCGCCTCTTCTAGCATAGATAATGCTTTTTCACTGTACTTCATACGGTGCAAATCCTTTCATTCGTCTTGTCTTCATCATTGTTACTACAATACCCGTATCAGGTTCTGTGATATAGAGGATACTGTTATAGTACCTTGCAAGTCTGCCATTCTGCTCTGATACATAGTTAGGAGGTAGAGAAAAAGCAGCTCTAACTGCCTCATAGTTGTATACGAACGTTCCGTTTTTGCGTCTCATACGCTCTATGTAGCGGGCTATCGCATGGTCTCCAAATACTATCCCATCTTTTTTGAAATTAAAGTAAGCTTCTACCGCCTGTTGCTTCTGTTTCTCAGTCAGTTTTTCCTGAATTTCTCCCTTGAAGTAGCTGACAATCCTATTGTCATATCTCAGAGACTCCCTTTCAGAGCTACTTAACGACTTGAAATCACTATAAGACTTGGGTGCTCTATCCCCTAAATTTTGTAGTATACCAGAATACTCTTTTTTCAACCGATTGTCAAGAACTTCGTAGGTATTTTTATACGTTTCCGCATTTCTGATATTACCTTCCCGTTTAATATTACGATACAAAAATCTGTGGTCATCAAGATATGTTTTATATTGACCCTCTAGAGTCAATCCTCTTAATTTATATTTTTGAATAAGTTCCTTGTCACCGATTTCACGAGCAATACGCAATTTTTCTTTATTCTTGCGTATTTCTCTTTCAAAGGCTCGTTGCTGAGCTTCTGCTCTAGCATTGTCCTCCGCTTGTTTCTGGGAGACACCTTTGAGATGATTCGGCAAATCTGGTTTCTGATTAACGCCAACAATAAACGGTGTTAAGTAGTGGCCGCAGTTTATACCGAGACAACCTCCTGCAGTTCCATAACCGTAATCTAGTAGGCTTAACACCCTAGTTCCATCTGCTTCAAACGCAGGACCTTTTGTAACAATCTGGTGTTGCAGTGGAGAACACATAGCTCTAGCGCTAGATTTCATCGAGTAGTAGAATGTTTCAACCCCAAACTCCTCTGCAGGACGTTCTCTCATATCTCGATAAACTCTTAGCGCTGTCGTTTTTATTATAGTCTTTGCATAAGTATCTGCACGCCAACGCCGACCTGCTTTATCAGTAAAACCATAGAAGCCTTTATCACTCCATTTTGTTAGAGTATCGTTCAGTGCCTGTTCTGCGGACTTACTACCTGATACCACGCTTGCGACTGTCTGTTCAATGATAGACTTATAAACGTTCTGCACACTTTGAGGTAAACGAGTATTGATTAGATTTCCAAGTTCTTGCGTTGTCTGATTGGCGTAAGATTCCAGTGCTTCCTTTACAACATAGCGCTGAGGCTCTATATTTTGACCTGTATCGCGTTTTAATTGCTCGTGAGTATCTTTGTATACCTTGTAGCCTTCATTCGAAATAACGTCACGTAGGACGCTCTCAGCGACCTCCGCACGACTGGCTATCAATTTCACATTGCTTTCTGTCAACATGTGCAGGTCGTTTATTTTTTCAAGTTGCCAAATATACGGCTCTCTTTGTAAGTCTGCCGTACCTCTTTTCTTCAATCTGCGAATAACATTGATGAACAAATCAATGGATAGCTGATGGTAGACATCGGCAACTTGATTCATCTCTAAGGTGAACTGTTCATCTCCTTGGTCAAACGGTAACTTACTCATCGTAGAGTTCCTCGTCTACTTCGCTAGAGCTAGGCTTCTCTTGATTAATCTGTCGGATAATCTCCTTTAGCTCATTATCAGCTAGGCCTAGAACTTTTTTCATTGCATATTCTTTGCTGACGATGCCACTTGCAAGAGCCTTCGTCCAATAATCAAGCTCAGCATTTCGGTCTGTAAAGATACCGTCATCAAGGTTAACTTCAATATCTTTCAGTTCGGGAATATCACCGTCGTAAAGTTCTGCACCTTTAGCCAGTTCGCAGATAGACACGACTAATTCTTTTATAGACTGTTCCACCAATGCAACTATGCTGTTTCTTAATTGATAAGTGTCTGAGTTTTCCGATACGATTTCGGTGGCAGTTTTCATACTTTTTCCGTCAAAGGTAAACATACCAGTTGAGACACCTACTTGCATTTCTAACAAACTCAGACCTTCATTGATTGCTTTTATGTAATCATCTGCACGAATCGGAGTAGTAAGGTCTGTAATACCAATTCCTTTTTCTTCAGTCCCCAACATCTGATAGACATTCTGCTCTGCTTCAAAGCGTTGGACAAAACGAATGTCTCCATCTTCGGTCTGGACGTTCATCTTGATCATACTATCAGGCACTGCTATTCTACGCTGACCCATCTTAACTTCCCACATAAACTCGTCATAGGTAGTATTCAGAAAGTCGATTGTAGTCTTAGCGTTATCAAAGATGGACAAACCAAGCGGACTATCAATATCTTTGTTGTTCATTCCGGGCGTTTTTAGGTAAGTAAATAATGGGCGACTAACGTTTTTAACAAGTACCCTTTCCTTTAAATCTTCGTATAACTCTGACAAAGGAACACGGTCTCCCACAATTTTAGGAGTCTCAGAACGATAAAGCTCATTTGAAACATAATAGTCTTCCTCGTCCCATTCATGAAATTCTATCAGGGTGTAATAGAGTTTGGACTTACCTTTTCTTTTTGTTGTTTTGGTAACGATAGCCGCGCTCGACACATCTTGGGTATTTGACTGCAAGGGTAAGAAGACTGGTGCTTGAATAAAAGCGACACGAATTCTATTTCCCGCTATGTAAGGCCTCATAGCCAGCCCCCCTAAAGCCAGTCCGCTTTCAAGATAGCGTTCGAAATTCTTATTAAATCGATCGTTTAATAAAACTTCCTGAATAAAGTTATTTGTTTCGCCGTTGTTAACCGTGATTTCAGCTTGTTCGTTATAAACCAAACTTGCCAGTTTCTTAGAAACAGTCTTAGCTATCGGCAAATGTTGGGCAGAGCGCTTTTTCGTCTCCCCTGCTGTATTTTGATAAATAACATCATCCCATTTACTCTCATAGTAGGTCAAATTACTTTGGATACGTGCATACTCATCGTGACTAACAGCGATTTTCGGATGGTCCACTATGCTGGTTAACGTATCTGTTGTTACCATGTATTTACTCCTCAAAAAAATGTTTTTTATAGATTGTACAATTCCCATTTATCGTCCTCTAAATAAAATTGACATAGCGTGTGACAAACACATTTACACTGTAGCGAAATTCATCCATTGCGTGATTGTCTTTATCAATAGGCTTACCATTATCATCACGACTGTACAAACCTACCTCTTTTAAAAAATAGTAGTGGTCGTACTCTTCTTCGTTATGTTCTACAAGGACAAAGCGTTCGTCAGATATAATATTCTGCCCACGTTCAATACCGACTTCAATACCTTTTGATTTGCTAGACACATCGTGAGAATTATTCATCGCCGTTCGGGTTATGATACCAACCTTGTGTAATTCTTCCCTCAAAGACTTACATGCAGGGTCAATCCAAACCTCTGTATAACGCATTTGATACTTAGCAACACACCATTGAATAAATGCCTTCAATTCCACGGCATACGTTGACATGGCTTTTACTTGTCCTGTATCAGCACCGCTATGATAATAATGGGCAACACGATTAAGACGGAAACTAATTCTGCCATTTTCTCGGATTCTAGTCACGATATTACAAGACATAGAAGTCGCATCCGACTGACCACCATCCCCACAGAAATACATCTCGACAGGTTCGCCTATCAAGGTATCCTTGATATTCTTGTCCATGTCAAACAGGCCGTAGATAACGCCTTGCGGCATGACACGCTGACCAAGCACATCTCGTTTGTAAAGATATGGATTTTTGCGTAAGTTGTTGATGATTGATTGTTTCCGCTCCTCCGACAAAATAGGGTTATCGTCCATGGTCCAATGAGTCCAGCGAGTATTTTGCACATCGAACACATCTTTGATGACTGGGTGTTGCGGAGCTGGGGGGTTCAAGTCTGCCAAATGATAACGCAGTTTAGCTGCCCAAGTCCGCCTGAAACACTCTTGTATAAAGTCCATGTGCAAGAGGTTAATCTCACAAAAGACCACAGAACCCAATGACATACCTGTAATAGCACCGACAGAATTGACCTTGCCACCACCCTTGTAGTAGACACGCTTCTGACCTTTTGGTGTATCTATCAGCAGATGGTCGCCGCGGTCATCGTGTTTGATCCAGCAATTCCCGTTGAAGATATGCATAAGACCGGTACCATCGCCATCAATAAAAAGTCGGTAAGCTTGTTCTTGATTGTATGCGGCAATTAGATGGTTCTCGTCTTCGCTTTGAATTAAGTATCTGGCGTACCGAAAATGACCGGCCGTGGTCTTTCCGCTACGAGGTGTACCTTCGTTGACTTCTAATTCATAATTAAAAGGACGTCTAATGATGTCCTTTTGCTTTTCGGATAACTTATTAATCCTGACCATCGATTATCTCCAATAATTTTTCCATCAAGTGTGTATCCGATTGAACGCCCTTGATAGTTTCAATTTTAAGACGTAGCAACTCGTTCTCCTGTTTGATTTTCTCGAGTTGTTCTTGGATAGGGTAACGTTTCAGTAACTCGCCAGCAGCTTTGATAACTTCTGCGATACTAGGTTTCTTCTGCACAGTGACGTACTCGCCCGTTACAGGGTTAAGCGTGACAACCTCTTCCGTCAGCTCCTGCCGAAGAATAGAAGTGAGAACTTGTAGGACCTCGATTGCGGTTGCTATTTTACTGCTTTCGAGTTGTTTCAATCGTTCGTCTATAGCTGATTTCAAGGCAGGTTTTAGCAGGTTTTCCTGCCCTTGGACTCGAGCTGCCTTTTTGCTATACCCTGCTTTTATCGCTGCCTCCGTCGCATTTCCACAGATGATGTACTCATCAATAAATTTTCGTTGTTTTATCGTTAACTTAGCAATTTTCCATCACCTCCAATCAAAAAAGCCACACGATTGTGTGACTGTATGCATATTGGGTCAGAGCGATATGCAATTCTCTGACCTCATCGAGCCAAGGACCTCTCAAGGGTTACTTGCTCTTGACACGGGAACAGCAGGAATCGAACCTGCACATAGCGTTACGCCGTGGACGTCACACGGACTTGCTCAGGGCGCTACCCTTGCCAATTTCCAATCTTGGCTCATGTTCCCAGAAGGAGAGTGTGGGATTCGAACCCACGGACCGCACGTAGGTGGCCGCCCGTCTAGCAAACGAGCGCATTCGACCAACTCTGCCAACTCTCCATGTCAGGGAAGGCTTACTGCCTTACCCTTATTTCTTGATACTACCATTCTAGCAGATTTTAGACTTCATGCCTGTACCGTTACTATCATTTACTATCAATTCTGAAAGAATGACATCAAGCTCCTTTACTGCCTGTTTCTTCAAACGGTAATAGGTAGGTGAGCTCATGCCACCCATACTGTCACAGATGTCGTCAACGTACATCTTATTGATGTAGGTCATTCTCAAGATGGTTCTATGTTTAGGATTTTTCAGCTTGTTAATCAATCTACCAAGTTCAAGTTTCCTGTTAATAACTTCATTGGTATCTTGTTCAATCGCCTCTTTCATCACGATCAGCTGGGTATAGATATCATCAACCTTTTTAGCCTGACCACCCTTGACCTTGTCTGCTGTCCACTTGGGGCTTGAGAGCAAACCTGCCTCAAGCTCATTGATTTCATCTATACGGCTTTGAATATCCATATCAAGATTTTGTAGCTCATTCAAGAGCTCTTTAGCCTTGTTCACTCTCTGTCTCCTTTTTGTGGTATAATGTATGTGAGTTATTTACCACAGCCAGGGCAGAGAGTGCCTTGGCTTTTTTGTTACTCTTGATCAGAAGGCCTTAGATTAGGTTAAACCCCTCTTTCTGTTTGACTTCCTTCTTTATTTTGTATATACTTAGTGTATACAAAAACAGGAGGACATATCATGAATACTGTTAAAACACGTAAAGTTGGTAATTCGCTTGCCATCACCATCCCAAAAGAATTGAACGTTGATGAAGGCAAGGAGTTCATTGTCTACAAGGGCATTGATGATGTCATCGTGCTTGCACCTAAAATTCCAAATCCCTTTGATAACATGGAACCGTTCGTCATGGACAACGACTTTGAAGGAGTGGTCTTGCTTGATAATGAAGGATAATTACATACCACAAAAACAAGACATCATCTGGATTGATTTTGACCCATCGCTTGGAAAAGAAATCCAGAAACGTAGACCAGCACTTGTCGTTTCCAGTCACAAGTACAGCCAGATGACAGGATTTGTTGCCGTCTGCCCTATCACTCACGGGGCAAAAGCTTTGGAAAGCCGTGGCTTATCTGTCCCTATCCATTCTGACAAGGTAGATGGGGCTGTCAATCCAATGCAGCTCTACACCTTTGATTTCAGGGCACGAAATGCCAGCAAAATTACCCAGCTAGACACTTGGACTTTTCAAAAAGTCGTCCAACTTTACAACTACATTTTCGACTAGAGCCAAACGGCTCTTTTTTCGTTAGTCATTTTCTGCCTCCTTCATCATTTTTATAGCATTTGACAAAGCCCTAATATACTCACCATACTTATCTAATACACTTCCGTTGAATAGCAGTTTTTTGCTTTCTACTACCATCGCTTCAACGAATTGTCCTTTTAATTCCGTCAGTAATTCAATATCTTTTTCCATCACTCCACCTCTTCCTTAGACTTCGGTATCGTTTTTACCTCTTTTAAAAATAAACCTATCATGCTGATAATAAGTATCCATATAAGCAGCAACACTCCTATCAGCCCAGATAGAACGATTAGATTAAGTAAAATATCTAAGATAGGTCCATTCATCCATTTACCTCCTTTTTAGGAAGATACTCATACATACTATACCTCGACCAAGGTATAAGTCTATGCTCTCCATCCAAAGGATAGAACATAGCCTCATGCCCATCTCTTACTTCTTCAAATTCTTCATACTGCTCATCACTAACCCAATAACGTGTGTAAACATCAGAGTATTCTGGATACCAACGCTCACCACAACAAGAACAGTATTCCATATATTCAGGTTTTTGGCTTAGAATTTCTTCTAATCGCTCTAATGCCTTTGCCTCTTCTGTAGCTTCAATAATGATTTCAGACGTTACATTTTCATCAATTACAAAGTAACCTCCAGAATTATTTTGGTCAAAAACATAAAAATAAGTTTGTGCTGTTGTCATTTGTTCGCCTCCTTAATCTACTTCTTCTCTAAACTGCCAAGCCCACTCAAAATCCTCTTTGATTTCGGATTCGGTTAATTGGTTTTCTGGTTCATTTTTCCATTTATAGTTGGGTACCTCATCCAAAAAGATATCAGTTCCAATAAATACCTTTCCGTTTTCTTTATACAAGAATGTGGCAATATCTGGGCGATTTGGGTCAGGTATCTCCACCGTATACAGTTTCTCCTGCTTAATCTCGTAGCCGAAGAGCCAAGCGCAGGCGAATGTTTCTTGGTTTTCTGGGCGCTCTAACCATTCGCCAGTATCATTGTATTCATCGCAGTAATCCATTGCACGGAGCAATCCATACCCTTCTTCATTTTTGCAATATTCGATACTATCAGCGATAAACTTCGGCACCACAACCTTCTGTGGTTCATGGATTTGGTCAATCGTGTTCACAACAACTTCAAGTGGTACATAATCGACCTGTACATTTTCTACTATAATTTCGCCTGCTTTAAATATTACCCTCCCTCTGTTAGCTATTTTTATTTTTGATTGCTCAATAATCTCAATCGCTTCTTGCTTATTCATTGTTTCCGTCCTTTCAAATAATCAGGGATTGGGTCACCAACTTTGATAGCCTCATACTGTTCTTTTGTGACTAAGAACTTACCATAGGCATGAGCCGTGACCGTGTAGCGTCCCTCTATGATTTCCTTGTCTGTAATTTGCCCCACCATCACACCGCCTGCATTATCTACCTGGTAAACAATCACTGGTTGTTGTTCATTTTTAGCGGCTTGATACCCTGCTTGGTAAATCATGCAGATAAATCCTAGAGTAGCAAGTAACACTATAATCATACTTGCTGTGAATTTTACCGTTTCTTTCACTCAACTTCCTCCATCCTAACGCTATACAACCGCTGACCTCGATACCTCGCCTCCAGACCAGCTTTACATTTCAAAGCATCAGATTCATTTTCGAAGTAATGCGTTTCATCTTCTAACATGTGATCAAATAATACTGTTACTGTATATGCCATTTTTACTCCTTTTTATTCATTTTTTTGCATAAAGTTTCGCGGTTACAAGGTTACATCACTTTTCCAAAAACTTTTTTTATAAAAATCAAGAATCCTATTATACCGGGCTTTATAGCACTTGCTATTTTTATTAACTTAAATATTTATATAAATGATGTAACTAACAGTAGAGATGCCTTATAAACACAATATTACCAAGGGTTTAGGGCGGTTACACCACTTTTTTTATTTTTTCTAAAAAAAAACACCTTTAAACCCTTGATACGATTGAGTTTTTCAACGGTTACATCATTGGTGTAACCTTGATGTAACTTGATGTAACCTTTTGGCTAAAAGTTACATCAAAACACGTTTTCGGTTACATCACTTTTTCTGCATATTATTTCCGGAAATATCCTCGAATTGCTTTGCCATTTACCTTCTTAACTTTGTACTCCCAATCCTGGTTGTTGTCCATAATCAACTTAATCTTTCGAGCTAATTTATCTCCTTTGGCGACATCGATGTCAAAAACATTCTTCAGGATCTGCTTCGATGACACACTTTCTTGCGGTTTGACACCTTCGTAAATAAAACCGGCATCATTCCGATATACACCATTGTTGAAATAAGCCCATGTGTACTGATGTTGTTGAACTACGGACATGCTATCCCATTCTTCCGGAACTAGCATATCCAAATAATCATAGATTTGGTTTTCTGCCTCATCGCGATAAGTGAAGCGTTCTTTATAGACTGCCAGCTCATCTTCGAATTCTTCATCGAAGGTCAACGTGAAGCCTTTTTTGTAAATTGCAACTGCCTCACCCCACAACTGCAGGACATCATTGTCCGTCATGTCGAAAGGCTTGACGAATTGTTTAGCTGCATCCACCAAGACCGGTAGGAAACGACGCTCACCAGTTTTATCACCCAGATACTCGACCTTGTTGCTAGTCCGAGCAATCACAAAGTTCTTGGGAAACTTTTCAGCACGTCGACCATAGGACCTACGGAATGTCAAATCAGTCTTGGTTACAAAAGCCTTGAGTTCATCGAACGTTGTCTTCCTGCTGGCCACCATCTCGTCGTCATTGACGATCAGGGATTTTAGCATAATCTCGTAGTTGTCCTTGTCCATGAAATCCTTAGCTGAATCCGTGTACCAATCAACTGCAATCTTTTGCAGGAATGTTGTCTTACCAGCACCTTGGCCCCCGACCAGGTCAAGAGTGTAGTCAAACTTTACCCATGGATTGAAGACCTTGGACACAGCCCCTACAAAGAACATTTCTGCGATTTTCTGAACATAGATACTGTCCTCAGCACCAAGCCAAGTCTGAAAGACTTGATTCAAGCGTTCCTTATGGTCCCAACTATCATAGGCATGTTCCATGTATTCCTGGACAGGATTATAGGTTTTTTCAGCAAAGAATGCCTCAATGCCATCTTGCAAAGCCCTGGTCTTGAACACAACCTTGAAATGATTTTCTAAGTAAACACTTAGATAAGATTCAAATGCGGAGGGCAGCTGACCTTTCCTCATGCTGATAGCATCCAATTTGACATCAGCCACAATCTCATGTTCTCCAGTAAATTCATTGTGCCGGAGGAAGTCATTGAGCTTGTTATCACTCTTCATGGCCAACAGCACGTTTCGAGGACTGTCTGACACAATGGCATCAATCTCAACCTTTTCTCCGTTTTCATCCAAGACCTTTTTCTTCGTCCTGGTAAATTGCTTAATTGAGATATTTACAACATCACCAATCACTGCCACCTCCCCTCATGTGTTTTTGAATCATACTATCAACTGTCCGACTAAGCTCTCTGTCACTCAGCGGATCAGCAGAGTTATTATTCGCAATCCGTGCCAATTCCAAAACACAGTTTGGGTCAACACTCCTGGCTAATAATGTTCCAGCAAACTTGGCTGCCGTATCGTTTCGACTACCTTCCTCACCAAAGCCTTTGACAATCATTTCAAAGACCTCCGTGGTCCGATTTCTCTTGCCTGCACCATTCCGAATTTGATAATAAATGTCATCAAGTTCGCTTCGGTTGTTCTTTTTTAGATACTCCTGCTTAATGGCCATGACTAGCGCTCGACTGGCAGTGACCATGGTCCCGGCTTCTTTCGACTTTTCCAAGTCCCAGGCATACGCGCCTTTGGGTGTTTTTGATGGAGCAACCAGAACATAATTATTTGGATGAGCCTTGACATCGACACCAGGTAGAAAGCCAATCATCTGCGTCATGGAAACATCTGGATGCTTAAAGTAAAAGATATGCTTGCCACCGCTGGCAGTCTTCGCCTGCAGTGTCGGAGTAATCAAATTGAGATGTTCCCAGTTGGCCAGACTCTCGTATCCATTATGTTTGCCGTGCAGGTCGATGTCGATTACGAAGAATTTATCAGTCCGGACAGCAATATTGCTATCCGGATACTGATTCCAAAAGTCTTCAATTTCCTGTGCGGTCATTGCTGGTTTATCAGCAAATTTAATCATCGGTTGTTTATTCGAAGGACTAATAGGAATTACACTGAAGCCCTTCTTTTGATAAGCTAAAGCCGCTTCTTTCATTCCCATCTAGCACCTCCTAGAACGGCAAATCTTCGTCTTGGATATCCATTGGGCTTGAATTTCCAAATAATCCGTCTTGAGAATTCGACTGTTGTCCACGACTTTCCAAAAGTTGGAAACTTTCTGCAACTACCTCAGTAACGTAGACACGTTGCCCTTGTTGGTTGTCATAGCTACGAGTCTGAATGCGACCTGTAATTCCAATCAGAGCACCTTTCTTAGCCCAATTCGCCAAGTTTTCGGCTTGTTGACGCCAAATGACACAGTTGACGAAATCTGCTTCACGCTCCCCATCTTGGTTTTTGAAGTTTCGATTGACAGCAAGGGTAAAAGTCGCAACCGCCTGGTTTGACGGAGTGTAACGAAGTTCTGCATCACGAGTCATGCGACCCACTAGTACTACATTGTTAATCATAATTTTTCCACCTTCAAGGCCTTTTTTACCAAATGTTCATCAATCATTGAGTAATCTCCTGGAAAAGATCTTTTTAATGGTTGAATGACTTTCTTAACAATTTCTTTCAATGTCATTCCAAAGATTCTCGACCAATAGTAACCTTTTTTCGTGTAATTATAAACGCCATCAATCTCGCCGTCTTTATAACACACGCCCCAAACTTCGCCTTTATGTTTGTAAATCAAGATTTCGTCATAGGTATCTCCTTGAATTTTGATTGGACGTTTTCGTCCGAGTTCTGTATATCCCATTACTCGCTTCCTTTCTTGTTACGCTCACCGAGCAGATAGCCTAGGAATAACCAAAGTATAGCCATTCCAAATTCTTTCAAAGTTTCAATTATCATCATTCAATCCCTTTCGCTTTCTTTGTTTTTGCAATCAGATCTTGTGCTTCTTTCAAACGGTCGGCTGGAATACTTTCGATTTTATCCACGCCAAGCTGGCCAATGAACCACACTCCAACGGTATTAACCGGACCACCTGAAGCCTCCGCAATATTCTTGATGTCTTCACGTAGCTTCTTCGCCTGGGCTCCCGTGATGTACTTAACACTGCCAGATGCGTTCTGGTTCTGTTTCGGATTTGATGTAGACTTACTTTGTGCTGCCTTCTGAGCTTGTGTTTGCTTTCCAGTTTGGTTCGCATATTCGTCCGTATCAGGGTCCTTGTTATCATCAATGGCAAACAAGCCGTTAAGAGCATATTTTCGAGCGTAACTGGATGCAGTTCCGGTGATCTGGCTGCCATCCATTCCTTTCTTTGTATCTTCTTCCCTTGCTGACGCTTGGGCACTGATTGAACTGCCACATGCAAATAATGTTACTGTAGCACGAACATAGTAGCGGTCCCCAATCTGTTCGATATCGTCATTTAATACCAGGGATGCATCATGCTTTTTGAGTAAAGGTTTTAGTGCTTCCAAAATATCCTCTGCACTACGATAGTTGTATTTCCCGAAAGAATTGTACTGTCCTTTCGGTGCAACCAGCTCTGTCTGAATACTGCACAGGGTTGCAAATATTGGCGATTCTTTTACTGTCATGTATTCTCCTTAAAGTTGTTTGAATGCTTCCATCAAATCATCAAATAAATTTGATTCTTTGGGAATAATTTTAGAAACATCTCCTCCATTTGGATAAGTAAGTGTATACTCAGCATCTACCAAGATGATTTCACAATCATGAATTTTCGCTAGAGCTTTAATTTCAGATTTTTGTTTCAAATAATACTCGTATGGAAGTGATAGGGCACCACGGATTTCTTCTACAAGACCTGCTTCCGTTGCAAGTGAATGAGGATTATTTTTGATTTCTGACATAAAATAGCCATTCTTTTTATCACGCAATACGATTAACTTGTTTGAAATTTTCATTTTTTTGCTCCTTTTGTTTTTTAAAAATAAAATTCTACGACCCTAACGTCGTGTTGTTGACGACTACCAGTAATCCGCCATAGAAGTTGCCGATAGTCGTCGTAATCTCCGTCACTAGGCTGGGACGGATCCAGAACTACAATTGTTTTAAAACGGTGTTGGAGCCCATCGACCCCAACTCCTAATACTTGGCTAGTGGCGACCATGTTGGTCCTATCATGCCCTTCTTTCTTATCGCCAGTCCAAATACCGATTTCAGGGTGCCGTTCATAGATAACCTCAACGATCTGCTTGGACTTGCTGACAATTAACATTTCTGACTGTTTGGCCAAGAGAAGATCTAACTGCAATAGCATTGGTGTATCTGCATTGACTGCTTTAATCTTTGGAAAATCCACATCAAAACCTGTCTGGGTCAGATACCTCTCGAAAGTCTTGCGACCAAATGACTGCTTTGCCATGGCATACTTACCATTCTTTCCGACAATGTTCAACCGTCGCAGTTGATCAAGTTCCTCTGGATTTGCTGGCAGGCACCACATTGGCTCAAAGATGACTTCAAATCCATTGTTTTCCTCAGCTCCCTCAATCTCCTCAATCTCTTCCCAACGGAAGAAATTTGGCAACCCTGACACATAACTTTCATAGTCACGGAAGTCTTCCCACTTTTCTTTGGAATAACTGAAACGGTCATACTTCATCTTGCCGTGCTGTTTCTGCCAATCAAATTTATTGTTTGGCTCCGCCTGGCCAAAGATTGTTTTTTCCAGCGGATAGAAGTTTTGACCTTTCTTTCTGATTGGAGTTGCAGACAATCCGATTGAATAGCCTCGTCGGATTTTCTTGTAAGCTTTATAGTTAGCTTCACTGGACATATTCTGCCATTCGTCAACGATCAAGACATCAAACTCCAGTACCTCGCCACTTGCTACGATATTCTGCATTCGCTTGTCTGTCATAGCTTCCAGCTGGAAGTCCTGTGAGTAGAGCTTGTTGTGAGTGTCAATCCAGCCATTCAGGATTGACAGTCGATTGTTTAGGACCAAGACCTTCTTGGCACCCTTGTGCTTGGCAATCTCAAAGGCACAGATAGTTTTCCCACGACCGCCAAGACCTTCCAGAAAAATACCAGGACAATCGCGGTCACTTCGTTTCACCGCCTCAGCTTGCCATTTGCGTAATTCGATTTCCAATGTCTTGAATAACCTCCTCGATGTCTTTTCGCTGTGCCCAGAATAGTGCCAAGCGAGCAGCAGCCCTCACATCCTGATGATGTGATTTGTCAAAAGTCCAAAGACCAAGCTCCCTGAGTAACTGATCAGGAATATCTGTCACATAGCCAGCGTTGCGAACGAGTTCCACGTTGGGAAAGCACGCTTGAACAGCTTCCACGGTCTCAGCGACTGAGTTATCTCGAGAATAATCATTGTCACGTACCTGGTATTCTTCTACAATGGCAACATCGTATTCCAGGTCACTACCAACTTCACGAAACCATTTGCTAAAATTCCTGGCACCGAACGGAACTATCCAATAGCTCACTAGACCTGCATTATCTAGCAAGACTATTCCTGTTGTGGATGTCTCAATTCGGTTGCTTGATGGATCGATTGAAAGGATTCTCACTTAATCACCAACTTTTCAGTCCGAATAAGCTCCGCACCTTTGATTTTTTTACCAGACTTCAGCAATTCTTTAAGCGCGGTCTTGTCCGGTTTTAATTCAATCTTTTTAGCAAAATATTTCTTAGGCAATAGATCTTCATCCACCTGGACTGATTCAGGATTTCTCTGCACTTTCAAAGTCAAGGCGCCACTTCTAACTTCTAACTGACCTGTCACCGTCATAGCTGTCATGATGTTCCCCTTGATATAATCAAGTTTCTTCTGTGCCGCTTGTTTCTTAGCTTTAAAGTTTGCTTCCTCAGCTTTATACATGGCAACATCAGCTTCTAAGTTCTTGATGATATGAGCATAGCCTTCAGCTTTCTCTTCAAACTGTTCCTGCCAATCCAGTGACTCTAGCGTATCTGCTTTTGTTTCGTCGTCAATATCCATCAAATAGATGTCTAGATACTGCCCTGTTAATTCATAAAGTGTTGCCATTTGTAATTTCCTTCACCTTTCTTTGCAATTGTACTAGGCCAATCGCTGCCTTCGTAGTTTCTGGATCGCTATCAAAATACCTATTCTTGTTCATTTGGGCTATATCCGACCGATTAACACAAGCCAGGTTTGAAATGTCAACGTTAGTTTTGTCGCCATCCAAAAAGACTATTATATGCCCTTCTGGTACCGGTCCGTGATGTTCTCTCCAAACCAGCAGGTGCACCCGCTCCCAAACATTTGGATCCGCGATTTTAATCTTTAAATAGCCATCTGTGGTCATATTGACTGTTCCAACTGGATGATAACTATTCGGAATTCTTCCCTTTTTGAATTGGCCGCTGTTTGGTGGCATGTTCGGAAATTTCTTGCCTTTATTATGCGGGATTAGACCTTTTTTAAAGTGACCTGTCAAACCTGAGTTTAATTTATTATTTCCTCGGAATCGTTTCATCTGCAGAGCTGTGAAAGATGTCCCGAAGTGTTTATTTACCAAGTCTGCTACTTCTTGAGAGGTTTTGCCCTTGTAATTTTCGAAAATGAAAACCTTCATCTCATCTGTATAGATTTTCTTACCCATGAGTTACTCCAAAAGGGCAATGCCGGCGCTGTTGCCAGTCTCTGCTTCCAATTTTTTTGCATCAATGGCCAATTTGCCAACCGACACTATTTGGCCAGCCACTGAAACCATGGCTTTGGACCGTTCGATTTCGATTTTCAGTTCATTTTCTGATAGTTCCCTATCATCCAAATATTCCAATTGAGCGAATAAGGTATCGGCTAGATTTTGCATTTTATTTCTAACCATAGGCACCTCCTAAAATTTCTTCTTTTTCTGCGATACGTTGCAGACGTGCATTTTCATCAACCAACTGTTGATTGACTCGTCTGTATTCGCAATTTTCTTTATCAAGATCATTTACCATACCACGAAGAATGGCATTTTCACGCTCAAGTCGATCAATTGTCTTAGCTGGTAGGTCAATGCCATAGCTATCGACTTGATTTGTTCTAAACAACTTACTAAGCATGTCTGCCCCACTTTCTAGGCGTCCGAGTTGGTACCTCATCAGCAAACTGGATTGGTTCCCAATTGGCAAGTGTTTGTTGAGCACTAGATTTCTGCGCTAACCGATCGGCTTCGACAGCTCGTTCACAAGCCATAGCGATTTTGTAGTCGAGCAAAAGCTCCTGCTCACGTTTCTTGCGTTGCTTTTCCGCCTTCCGCTGTTCTACTACTGCTGCCGTCAAAATCGGCAGAGCGAAAATTCCTAATGTAAATATCGCTTCTGTCATATCAACTTCCAATTTACACGCATCCACTCAACCACCGCATCTCGTGGAAATCGTGGGTGCGACCCTTTCTTATCAATTCTTGGGAAATCCTTCAGATGTGACACCCTTTGGAATTCCGTCTCATTTGCAATACCCAACAACTTCTTGCACTGCTTGCTGTTGAGTAGCAAAGGCATTGCAAGCTCTAGGTTAAATACCTCGAAAACCTCTACCAGTCTGACTTTTAGCTGACTGATAAATCGTGATATGAGGCTTTCAGCAATGTCATCCATCTTGTCAAACCTCGCTTTCGTGTGTTATAATTTAAGTGATTTTTTTAGTAAGCTCCTGACTTCGTCATGGGGCTATTTTTATTAACTTTTTGCTAATTCATCCAGACTCACATCAAGAGCCTTGGCAATTTTAACAACATTACTAAACATCATATCCTTCTTCTTCCCAGATTTTAGTTCTGCCAACATCGTATAATTGATACCTGCTTTCTTTGCTAAAGCGTAGATAGTCATTCCTCGGATATTAGCAAGTTCTTCGATTTTCTCCCACATCTTCAAAACCACTATATATAGAGCTAAATCCGTCTTTAGACTGATATTATTTCTATATATAGACCTTTCTATATATTTTTGTTACTATCGACTTATGACAATCAGGTAAACAAATCCAACTTTAACTACCAAATCAAGTGATTTTCTCCTGTGCGTCAAATATTAAGGAAAGGAGAAGAAGTATGAGCAAGTTAAGTCCAAAACCAAATAATCAAAAAAAGCTTAAGACTTGGGCAGATTTGGATAATCAATTAAAATTTGCTTTTGACGAACGATTATCAAGTCCGATAACATCTATAAATCCAAAACTCTATGCGATGCCTGTTGAAGAAATAATTCAAGAATTAGAGAAGAGTGGATATACTGTCATTGAGCATGGCGGTTCACTCGTTATAAAGTAGCGCTAACTTCTCTTCAATAGAAGTTATCTGCTTTTGTAAAATTTCTAAACAATCTTTTTTCCAAGCTTTGACTATTTCTGTGGTCGAAGCTTTTTTTCCTTGATACGGATAACGTTTTGGTCTCATCCCCCTTCTCCTTTCTAGTTAGTTAGTAAATTTGTTATAATTAAAATAAAAACGATTGGAAAACTGTTATGAAAAAGTATTTTGTTCCTGCGACAAACTGGAAGATGTTTTATCAATCTGTCCGCCCACTGCCAGAGCCATTTAACTCTGCTATGTACTCGGCTATATTTGACCATCTAGCAAGTGTTGCGCAAGACATTTTCCCTAATCTCAAAGACGAAAACATATCGATTATCTTCGCTCCATTTATCGACTGCCCATTGTCTTTTCCAGAAGAGCATTTGATTTTCTTACACTTACAAGAAATCAATGAGCATTCTCAAGTTATTTACCAGTTAGGTCACGAGCTATTACACGCTTACTATAAATCGCCTTCTAATACGCCGATGTTTTGGCTTGAAGAAGTCTTATGTGAGGTAGCTTCTCACCTTTTCCTACAAGGTTTTGCTCAAGAGTGGTCTAATTCTGCAAATTCGATAATTAAATCTTTCACAGACTTCACGCTTGAGTACAGCGAATTACAGCTTCAAGAAAGCGAACCTGTAAATCTAAAACAATTACCTTTGGACTACTTAAAAGATAATCCCACAGGAAATCGTAAGATAAACACTTACATAGCTGCGATTATGCTTCCCATTTTCCAAGGCAGACCAGACTTTTTAGCAGAGTGTCGGAAACTGTCAGAACTCTATGTAGTCGCTGACTTGAATACTTTTTTCGACAAGGCTTATAGCCATATTTCTCCCGAATATCATCTAGAGCTAAAGAAATTAGAAACGTTGTTTATCTAACACCTTCTATCCCTTGAGGAGTATTTGACTGGAACTTGACACCGTCAAGATTATTATCTGAGATACCCCTTCCTTTCGAAAGTGCATCGTTAATCAATGCCAGCACCTCTTTTTTATCTGTTTCTGTAAGATGTGGATATAACTGTTCTCCAAGTCTATCCACCCTTTCAGCAATATATGTCACAGTCCTCAGTATTTCATTGAGGGCTGTTCTTTCTAGTTCGTTCATCCCCTTCTCCTTTCTGTAAATAGCAGAGCTGTACCGCCCTACTCCTCTCTCAACTTCTCCGCCAGCACCAACCGCACATAAGCCGCCATCGACAGCCCCAGACGCTGGCACTCCACCCCCAACCGCTTCTTCATCTCAACCGACAAAGACACATGTATAGACGTCATGGTCACCCCTCCTTCCACCTGTTAGTTAAAGTTCTTGAAGAAGTCAAGAACTTTTTATACAAGTATTGTATAAAGTTTGACCAAAGACTGACCATTGGGGAAATAGCAGAGCTGGTGTGTTTGTTACCGTTTTGGTGACTTTCTTGGTAAAAAAATTTCTTGAATAGGTTTGTTAAAAAACTTACCCAAGAAAAACATTTCGTCTTGTGTAAAAGGTCGTTGCCCTTTTTCTTTCTGACGATACGCATTTTCAGAAATACCAATTTTGTCAGCCATTTCTTCTTGCGTTAAATTTCTTTCTTTACGCAAACCATACAACAATGTTTGCAATAATCATCACTCCTCTCTATTTAAATAAACCAATCAGCCACCAAATCAAGCCAACCAGCCCGACCAGTGCCAACAGATTAAGCAACAATCCACCCTTGATAGAGATAGTCGTCTTTGCCCTGCCATCCTGACTGACAAAGGTCTTTTCATAACTACCAAAGAGAATTTTTTTCCAACTCATAAGATACTCCTTGCGGGAAGTACAGCCAATGTGGTACACTATACCTATCCCTCTTACGAGGGAGGGAGGCTCCTGCCCCCCTACTTAATCAAGCTACCACTCGATTAAGTATTTTACTCGAAGTCTAAACCAGAAGAATTGAATGTCAAATTCGATTTCTCTGCGTTTAGGCTTTTTTTCGTGTCTTGCCATTGGCTGTACCTCCTGTGTTATTAGGCTAATTCCTTAACCTTGACTTTATTATATCACCAGTTCGGTGACTTGTCAACACTTTTTTTGCGAAAAACACAAAAATGTTTCCTTTTCGGTGATTTTTTTGTTATACTACATTTAATAACAAAAGAGTAAAGGAAAAAAACATTATGGAATTAAATGTATATATCGGTCAAAAAATTAAAGACTTCAGAAAATTGGCAGGTATGACACAGACCGACCTTGCTCAACGTTTAGAAACAACAAAGCAAACAATAAGTAGGTATGAAAAAGGTGACAGAAAACCAGGTCAGGATACTTTATTTGAACTGACGGATATTTTTAAAGTAAGTATTGATGACTTCTTTCCGCCTACCACCCCCACCACAGCCCCTAACAGCCTCATAGAGCAGATTTCGGACAAGGTGGCATATTTAGACCAAGAACTTAAAGAGCCACGTCACAGCGCATGGATAAGCCACGGAGAGCGTTTGTTGAGCGAACAGGCAAAAGAAAATACAGTGAGCGAACTGCAAGCCACCTACCACACCTACAACTACTACGACCAACCCGCTTCCGCTGGCACAAGTCAGTATCTGAATGATGTAAAGGTTGAAACAATCGAATTACCTATAGAAGTGGACGCTGACTTCGTTGTACCCATTTACGGAGACTCCATGGAACCAGAATACCACTCAGGCGATTATATATTCGTCAAACTATCTGTAGATCTATCAGACGGCGACATCGGAGTATTTGCCTATAACGGCGACGCCTACATCAAACAACTCCGCATCACAGACCAAGGCGCCTATCTTCACAGCCTGAACCCAGACTATGACAACATCCCCATCACAGCAGACACCGACTTCCGAACCATTGGCGAAGTCGTGGAGGTGTATAGGGAGAAACGACCCCTGTGGTGATTGAGGAGTTTAATAATTTGATTTGACAATAACGCAAGGAATAAAAATGTCATGAAGAAAGAATTTATTGAAAAAATTCAAGATGTGAAACTGTATCATAGCGATGATGCTAATACACCGCTTGGTGTCGCTTACGATATATCAAAATTTCCAGTAGATTTTGGGGTAACTTTTAAAGTATTCTTTTTTAACCTCGTACCCAATAAAGACTACGTGATTGTACTATATTACATTGCTGGCAACAAACCTGAAGAATTGCACCTGCTGAACAATGTCACTCTCAACGTCCAGTCCGGCGACATGATAAAATACCAAGACGGCTATGGGCTTGCATTCGGAACCTTCTCAACAATCTTTCCAATCGATCAGGAAGGAGAGTTAATGATAGTTCTTGAATTACGAGCTTTAGACAATATGGAAAGAATCTTGGATACCTATAGTACATACATCACGTTCGAGGAGAAAGCGAAATAATGACACTCGAAAAAGTAATCCCAATGAAAATAACCAATCCGAACAACTTATCTGTACCAGTACAGACTACACATGATATAATAGAATCAAGAAAACAACAGGAGGATTCTATTATGCCGCAAGAAACATACGCAAAATCTGAAATTGATTTGAAGTTCGATAAAATCAGCACTGATATTCAGCCTAGCTCGGAAAAATCGGATTTAAAATTTGATGCATTGACCAAACAAGTAGATTTAAAATTTGATAATTTTGAAAATAAGTTAGAGAATTTATTTGCTAATCTTAAAGTTGAGTTAGCCAATGAAAAAATAGAATCTCTAGAACAAGCTCGTAAAGATAAGCGAGAGCTTATTTTATGGTCTATAGGAACAGCAGTTGCTATTTTAGGAATACTCATTCCTTTAATTTTGAACAAATAAAAAATCCCCACACTCTCCTTACCATCGGCGAGGTTGTGGAGGTGTATAGGGAGAGGTAGGGAGGAAACATGGAACAATCAAAAATTTATAGAACCAAAGAAAAATTCGATAGCATAGTCAATCAAACCGAAAATGAATTCATTGATTACTGGTATGCCCGTGACCTTATGCCCCTGCTTGGTTACGAACGTTGGGAGAATTTTCATAAAGCTATCCAAAGAGCGATGAACTCCGTAGAAACCAGTGACACCAAGGTGTCAGATCATTTTCGTGAGGTCACGAAAATGATAACCATAGCCAAGGGCGGACAACGTCCAGTAACCGATTATATGCTTACTCGTTACGCTTGTTACCTTATTGCCATAAACGGAGACACTAACAAAGAAGAGATTGCCTTTGCTCAGTCCTATTTTGCAGTCCAGACCAGAAAGCAAGAATTGATTGAGGAACGACTCCACTATATTGAACGCACAGAAGCTCGAGGTAAACTCAAAGAATCTGAAAAACGCCTATCACAAAACATTTATGAAAGAGGTGTTGACGACAAAGGATTTGGACGTATTCGGTCAAAGGGCGACACGGCACTATTTGGAGGACATAGCACGCAGGAAATGAAAGAACGTCTTGGTGTCAAAAGCAACCGTCCACTAGCTGACTTCTTACCAACTCTGACCATCGCAGCAAAAAATCTAGCGACCGAGATGACAAATTACAATGTTGAAGAAAACAACCTCCATGGCGAAAAATCCATCACAGATGAACACGTTTTGAATAATACAACTATCCGAAGCATGCTTGAACAACGTGGTATCAAACCAGAAGAACTCCCTCCAGCAGAAGACTTGAAAAAGTTAGAACGCAAAGTAAAACAACAAAACAAAAAACTTATCAAAGAAGCAGGGAAATTACCTTAAACAAAAAACACACTCCGAACCATCGGTGAGGTCGTGGAAGTGTATAGGGAGAAGTAGGAAGGAGATTTGTATGAAAGAAAATCCATACTTTGAGAATGCCAAACAGAATTACATCAAAGTAGAAAAATTATACAAACTTGGCAAGGCAAAACACACCTCCACCAAATACCGCTTCCTAGCCCCTGCTGTCAAAAGACAATCAGAGCAGTATCTTTACGAGGCAGAAAATCCCAAAAGGAAATATTGGAAGTTTAATCGTGGTTCACTAGTCTTTGTTGAATTTGGAGTAAACGTTGGTGGAGAGTTGTCAAATAATCATTGGGCTATAGTACTTGATAAAACAGATTCACCGTACAAAAAGACATTGACAGTCATCCCAATCACTTCCAAAGAAAATGACAACACTGTTCCGTTACAAGAAATAATTGGTCAACAATCATTTAAGTACATAGACAAAGAATTTGCTAAACTAGAACAGAAGATAACTGAGGAAAACACTTCAAGTGAGGAGTTCCAACTCACCATTTCAAATCTAAAAGAAGTCATCGACTACTATGGTAAATACCTCAAGCAATCATTCGCAAAATGCGACAGCCTACAAACCATTAGCAAAGATAGGATACTCAAAAAGAACCCCTTAGACCCTGTAGGAAAGATAAAAGTATCACCAGAAACTCTTGACGCCATCAACGCAAAAGTTAAAGAATTGTATTTCTAACCAAAATACTTTACAAAAATCAAAAAAAAGTATAAAATATGACTGTATTAGAGGTAAAGCCTCATAAAGTTTACATTCGGGATTTAGTCCCATACCGTACGGCAGTCATGTTTTCATGGCTGCTTTTTTGCTATTTTACAAAAAAACAAAAAAATCCCCACACTCTCCGCCGGCAAGCTTGAGTGTAGGGTAATTCTGTATAGTAAAACCTGCTTCGCAGTAGGTCTCTTTACTATACCCATTTTATCAAAAAAGAAAGGGTAAATCAATGGCATACTTTAGAAAAAGAAATAACGGATGGGAATACCGTATCTCCTATAAAGCCCCAGACGGCTCATATAAGCAGAAATCTAAGTCCGGATATAGAACCAAGGCGGAGGCTGTTCAGGCTGCCTCACAGGCTGAAATAGAGCTGTCTAGCGGCATTGTGGAAGATAAGAACATTACCCTTGCGGAATACTTTGAAAAGTGGATGCTTATCCACAAGAAGCCTCATGTCGGACCAGAAACGTTTGGCAAGTATGAATATACCCTTAAGTTAATTACTAGATATTTCCACGAAACGAAACTTTCAAAAATAAACGCCACTTCCTATCAAAACATTATAAACGAACTGGCAAAATGTTATGTGAAAGATAGTGTCAAAAGGTTCAATTCGCATATAAGAGCAGCAATTAAAGTTGCTATCCACCAAGGGATTTTAAAAAAAGATTTTACCGAAATTGTCAAGATTTTCTCCGATGTCGAATCCAAGAAAGAGGAGGATAAGTACTTGGAACTTGATGAATACGAACAAGTAATCACAGATTATCGAAAGACAATTAAGTACCAGTCCCACTTCTTCCTGTACACTATCGGAAAAACCGGACTTCGTTTCTCGGAAGCAGCAGGCATTACAGAGCCTATCGTTGACCGCGAAAATATGTGTTTACGAATCCGCAGGACTTACAAGGTTTACGGAAAGAAGAAAGGTTGGGGACCTACTAAGAATCCGCAATCAGAACGAGATGTGCCATTTGATAGTGAGTGGCTGAAAGCATACGACGAGTACATGAAAGTTGGATATATAGACAATCCAGATAAAAGATTGTTTACCAAATTGACAGGGACTGGCGAAAATAAAATTTTAAAGAAAAAGACACGTCAAACATTTAATGTACACGGCTTACGTCATACCTATGTTAGCTGGCTGATCTATCATGACGTGGACGTTGTGACCATTGCTAAGTTAGTAGGCCACAAGGATGCGACCGAAACATTGAAAACATATTCGCACTTATTCAAGGCAAAACAAGAAGAATCATTCGACAAAGTCAGAAATTTAATGGAAAAATTTGGGGCGGATTTGGGGCGAGAAAGTTAA